TATTTGGATTACAAATGAAACAGTAAGCAATATTGCTGCTAAAGCAGGTAGTCACTGGAATGCATTAGATTCTCGTTTTTATAAAGTTGAAGCTTGGTTGAATGATCAAGAAAAATTAATGTATACTCTTTATCTTGTTGAAGACATTGATATGTTAGGTAAAGAATGTTATGCTAAAGAAGATGGTTACAGTAAAGAAGTTGCTGAAAAAACAGTTAAGTACTTAAGAGATAATTATAGGTATATGTACGATTTTAATGATAACAGTACAGTATCACCTCGTTCAGCTATCAAGTTAGCAGATACAATTACTAATTTTCCTGATGATTGGAAAATGATGGCTGATATGCAATTTATTAAAATGAAATAATTATGCCTAAGTATCCAGAATTTAAATCTAAACCCATTAAAGGTCTTAAAGAGGAAGATTGGGGTAAATTAACTACAGGATGGTTTAATAGATCTATTAATATAGATTGGGAAGCAGCAACTGTTAAACGATTAGCTAATGCAAACTATCAAACAAAATCAGTTAATATAAATTACCAAGCTTTTCAAAAACAACGATTATCTAATGTTGATTATGAAGTAAGAAATGCTAAAATATCAGCTACTAAATCAAAACCTGTTTTACAATTTGATAAACAAGGTAATTTTATTAAAGAATTTAATAGTGCTAAAGAAGCAACAATTGCTATGGGAAAACCAGGAAAAGATGATATTGGAAGATGTTGTAGAGGAGGATTAAAAACCGCCTACGGTTTTATTTGGAAATTTAAATAAAAAGAAACCCCTGTGTAAGGACAGGGGTTTTCTCTTTGATAAACGGGTTTCCTAAACGTTGTGTTGTTTATTAACCTAAATATTATTCGGACATTTTTCGTCCCTTATACCAATCGTAAATTCTAATTATATTAAGCGTTAAAGCTGTTATTAATACTGCTGCTGTGATTACCGGAGTAAATTGCATTATAAACGCTAAAACCCCGCCTATAGACGTGGTATTAGCTATTGCATCCATTGCTGTTGTATCTTTGATCATATTATTAGAATAATGCTGTCCAAGAAGATCCATCACTGAAGTAAGGTTTAGAACCTGATACTGCAAATGAGTTTGGATAAGAAGCTGCTGCTGGTAATGTAGAACATGGTTTCATTGTCATTACTGCTTCTACACCTGTTGCTGAACCTGTAATTAATAATTGAGGTACAACAACTTGATCATCTGCTGTTGATAATGAACCTGAACCAGCTATAACAACTGATCTATTATGTAATACTTGGTTATTATCACCTGCAATTACTGCTGCTTCTGTTACTGAAGTTGATGATGATCCTAATTTATTAGCTTTACCTCCTAATATAGCTCCTGTAGATGTACTAGAACCTCCTAATACGTTGTTATATCCACCAACATTTACGTTGTGACCTAATCCACCTGTGCTTCTACCTGATGCTGAGTTTTCTCTACCTCCTAAATAAGCATCACCATATCCACTACCAACAGTATGACCTTGTCCACCAATGATAAACATTGTATCACCACCACTTAAAGTACCTCCTCTAGCACCTATAATAGCACCAAATGATCCTACTGAAGTTAAACTAGCGTTTGCAGAACCTACAATACTCTTATTGTGGAATCCAGTTGCGCTCATCGCACATTCTTTCGAAGCAACAATATAATTTAAATCTCCTGCAGTAATTTGGTTATTATATCCTCCAAAAATACCACCAGTATTTCCACCACCTGAAATTGTTTGAGATGAACCACCAAATATACTATTGTAAGATCCAGCAGAAATAGTATTTTGAATACCTCCAAATAATGTATTTGAAGAACCACCATTAACTGTACCAGCGTAAACACCATATATACCACAGTAATCAACAAAGGCATTTGGAATATTAGAAGAATATGATCCAAAAATACCACCGTTATTGCCTCTATTTATGGTATTATTTCCACCACCAACAATTACCATTCCAACACCTTGGTTTCCACTACCATATATGTTACTATTATTAGTAGCATACATCCCAGAATTTAACATTCCACCAGCCATTTCTCCTGAGGCAGCAATCATTGCTGAATATTCAGTATTACCAGAATACCCAAATCCCAGTCCAACTTTGGATTTATAACCAGCAGCAATTACTGCTGAACCTGTTATAGAATTAACAGCTACTGGTGAATAGTTACCTCCTTCTAAACCAAATATAATTGAATCTCTTGAACCAGTAATTCCATATACTTCACCTCCTAAATAAGATCCCATAGAAATACTACCGACAATAGATCGAATATTATTTACTGTAGGTTTATTAACAGCAGCATTAGATGCTAGTAATAATGAATTCCCATTTCCTGTATATGTTGTTGGATCAGCCCCAGTAGTAACTTGAGTAGAACCTGTTACAGTTAATGAACCTGTAATTACTGCTGAACCTGTATATGGGAATGGATTACCTGCTGGAGCATATGAAGCACTTAATGCTTGAGTTGCATATGAAGCTGTACCTAATAAGCTACCTGTAAATCCTGATGATGCTGAGAATGCTGTACCATTTACTTGTCCATAGAATGTAGCACCTTGAGAACCACCAGCACCAAATAAAGCAACAGGATTTCCTGTATTGTTATTTATTTCAATTCCATTAACAGCGGCAGCATTAATATCGTGTCCTATTAATTTACTTCCATTAGCTATTGTTAAATCACTTCCTGTAATATTAACTGAACCAGTTACTGTTAAACTACCACTTATAAGAGCTGAACCTGTATAAGGGAAAGTAGGAGTAGAAGGAGCATATGAAGCGCTTAATGCATTTGTAGCATATGATGCGCTTATAGACGCACTAACATTGTTTATAACGTTAGTAAATGTTGTTCCATCACCCTTTGTGTATGTAATAGTAGCATTTGTACTAGACGCTGTAACTAACTATGAACCTGTAGATACAGCAGCGGGAACATTTGCTGCATATGAAGCACTTACAGCATATGAAGCACTTGTAGCAGTATCTGCTGAAGTAGCATTACCTGCAAATGTTGTTGTAGTTAAAGTATTTGTAAATGGATTATAAGTTAATCCTGCATCTACTCTCTGATAATCAGTTCCAGTTGTTGTGTCTGTATATGATATATAACGAGTAGCATTTGCATTATCTATAGCAACATTCACTTCAGCAGCTGTATCAGCAGTAGTAGCATTACCAGCATTAGCAGCATATGAAGCACTTGTAGCATTAGCTACGTTGTTAATAGTTGTTGTAAATGTTGAACCATCACCTTTGGTGAAAGTTGTTACAGCATTAGTAGCAGATGCAGTTACAAGTAATGAACCTGTATTTGTACTTCCACCACCTGAACCTGTGGCTACTGTTAAATTAAATGTTGAACCATCTCCTTTAGTAAAAGTAAGTGTATTTGAGTTTACACTACCTGTTACCATTAATGAAGCTGTACTTACTGTTCCACCACCACCATTTAAGGCATAAGATGCTGTAAGAGCATAACTTGAACTTAAAGCAGTAGTAGCATATGATGCGCTTGTAGCGTTATCTGCTTTTGAGGCAGTAATTAATAAACTACCTGTGATTTTGTCTCCTAGACCTGTTTGTAATTCACTTCCACTTATCTGTGTTAGAAATTGGAATGAACTCGAGATGTAGAGATTGGATAAATTTCTTCCCATTGTTATATATTAAAAATTAGATACGTTATTTTGGTAAGCTCTATACGGATACTGAGGAAACTGTGGGTAACGAGAATCGTAAATTGGTAAACCACATTCACGTGCTTGACCTGCATGGTAACCTCTACCATTACGTCTCATTACAATTGGTGACTTATATTGTACACCAAAATCTGGGTACATTTGTTGTAATTCTACGTTACCATTTAATTCTGGAAATAATCCTTGATTTTGAATTAAGTAGTTAGTTAATCTTTCTTCGTAAAATTGTTTTTTATTTTCAACAGATTGTCAGTACTATTTTCACCACCTTGAGGAATTAACAAACCATTGTTACGTGGGCGTAAGTAAATGTCTTCTAAAACATAGTAATATGCCTCATATAATAAAGCGTTTTGAACCCAATTCAATACTAATGTTTGATAGTTACCTGATAAAGTACCTGCTTTAATATCAGCTTTAATCTTATCATATAGTTTAGTACCTAGAATACGCTGTAACTCAATATCTTGAGCTTCGCGAACCGCATTTTTAAGTAATTCACTATCAACATTGTTATTAATGTCAGTAAACTGTCTTAAATTTTCTTCTGAAATTATAAATACGTCAGTCATGTCTTAGTTTATTGGTTGATTAAGTGCTGGTTCATTTACGTTAGGATTGTTTATACGATCAGCTCTTTCGATTTCAGCTTCTAATAAGTTATCTTCACCTACTTCAGCTTCTTGACCTACAACAACGTCTACTTCTTCTTTACCGTCACTATATAATTTTAATTGTTCAACACCTAAAATGTAATCATTACCAAAGTTAATCTTCATAATTTCATCAAAACAATCTAAAATTGCTTGTTGGAATGGTTTAACTACTGTATTGGTAAATAACAAATAGGCATCTACTGTCTCATCTCTACCACCTAATTGACCTTCAGTTTTAATACCTAACATCATAGGTGAAGTAATACGGTGAGCAGTTAATATTTTTTGCGTTACTAAGTCGTTTATAGTTGTATAATACTCATCAGTACCGTTTGATTGAATAGGTGTAATAACAGGTGCGTTTTCTGGACTATCAACGTCCATATAAATTAAGCCATACTAGGTACAACTCCATTACTAATGTTATTTAAGTGAAAATTATCAACTTGAGCATCTAATTCAATTACCTTTAATGCACCTACATAATCAGGTAATGGGTAATATTTCATACCAGGACGGTATGCTTGATACACGTATATCTGTGATGGTTCGTCAGCTTTTTTAAGTGGATTATATGCTGGAAGATAAGGAATATCCTCTAATGATTGGTTAACGTATGAATTAACTCCATTCCATTCATCCCAAATAAAATAACCTGGTACCTTACCACGTAAATTCTTTTGTTTTGCTCTTAAGTAAGAGAAATCGATGTGATATACTTCAGCAATTTTGGTTCTATCTTTTGACCAAATAATTTCTAAAGCAAATCCACCAAATAATTTTAAATCTTTAGCTACTTTCTTGAAAATGTCATTCCATGACTCACCTTCAAAATTTGCAAAGTCTAATGTTTCAGGTCTATCAGATGTTAAACCGTTACCAATAATAGCTTCTACAGTAGCATTAACACAAGTACCATGGATAGATGAATAGTTCATCAAATCAATTAACTTGTTTGGAAAACCATTGTCGTTACCAAAACTAATATAGAATTGATTATTACGTTCAATCATACTAATTTTAGCATTAGTATCATTGTTGCGTGGGATGGTTTTAAATGTGTATTTTGTTTGTTCACTCATGTTTATGGATAATTATAAGTGGTATACGAACCACCATTTGCTGGTAATAAATATTCGGTAATGCTGTATCCATTGCTACCTGAAATAAATGCTCTTTCAGTAGATAATAAAGTACCTTTTACATAACTAGCAGCACCATTCCAAGTATTAGATGTATTAGCCCACAATGTAGCTTGCGTACTCCAAGTACCTAAAGTAGCTGCTTGAATAGCTTCATATATTGAAATATTATATTGACCTGAAGGTGCTGGAACGCTACTCCCAGTAAGTTGAAATACTAACCATGGATTTGAAGGACCTACTGTATTAATTAAAGTAGCCTGCACATTTGAAGTTGTAGACTTATCGTATGATTGAGTAAAATCTAATAATAATACTGTTGTTCCAACTGGTGCGGGTACATCAGGGTAAACAGCATTTGAATTAGTAGCGAGAGATTTATTAAATTGCAGCATCGTATACTATTTTTCAACCAAGTAGGGGGTTAGCACTTTCGTACAACCCCCATTTGGTTTATTTAAAAAGATTAAGCGTAAGTAGTAATGGTAATACCACTTAATGAACCGCTGAATGTAGTAGCAGAGCCACTAACTTCAGATGCTGGGTTTGGTTCGTTTCCTGAGAATACAAGGTTATATCCGTTCAAGTCGCTGAATGCAGTACCGGTTTGACCAGTTCCACTCAACAACTGAGCGCCATTTACTTGTCCCATCAAGAACCAACGAGCAGCTCCTGTTTCGCTACCGTTTTGAGTTTCGATAACAATTCTTAAGTTAGGGTTTTGTGCTAATACTCTTACTTGGTTTCTAGTAGACGTTTGCATTTTGAAGAATACCGCGTTACAAGTTTGATTGTAAACGATAGTTCCGTTTTCTGGAGTTGCTACTAATTCTTCACTGTAATTAGATGTTTGTCTAAATAATTGGAATTGGTAGAAAGTTCCAGAACCAGAGATTGCATTAATCAATCCCTGGCTTCCTGAAATGCTAGTTATAGAACCAGAAAGAATATATATTGCTTTCAGACCACCGGTATTGTCACGGCAGCCTAGTTGAAATCCTGAGGTAATATCACAAGGCATAATTATATATTTTTTTGGTTGTTAAAATTATTAAATATTAAAATTAGGCAAGATCATTAGACACCCAGAACTCCGGGTAGGCTATATTAACACCTAATTTAGTTGATACACGGTGACGTAATGTGTCAGTGTTGATGTCGTACCACAATTGGAACTCTGTGAAATCGCTTAACAAGTCAGTACCAGCAACGATTTGTTTAGCAGGTCCTAATACGATACGATTTGAACCTTGCAAACCTACAGTACCAACAACTTTAATGTTTGGTTGGAATGGGTAAGCCATTTCATACAAACCACCACGGTTAGTTACAGATGCAGGATCGAAGTAGAAGTTATTAGCTAAACGTAAACCAGTTAAGTAGTTACGGAAGTTAGTAACACTCATGAAGAAAGTTAAATCTTCTCTATCAGCAACATCAGCAGATGAAGTAGCAATCATTTGGTCCATAGTAGACAAGATATTTGCTGTGTTGTAAGTAGGACCAGCTGAGCTAGAAGTGAATGTAGGAACTACAACACCTGAAGTTGAACCAGAAATAATTACTTTCAATCCGTTAACAGCACAAGTTCCACCGTAAGTAGAAGCTGAACCTGATACTTGTTGCCACAAGAAGTAGTCGTTAGCTTTTTGGAATTGGTTAACGATCAACTCAGAGTATTGAGTAGCTAAAGCGAAAGTTTCGTTGTAAGATCCTGGAGCAAGAGCAGAGATACCTAAGTATTTCTTATCAAGATCTTTCAAACATAAAGCATCGAAAGATGTACGAGGACATACTTCGATAGTACGTTGTGAGAAGGTAGCTGAACCAGATGCAGTAGATACACAAGTACCATTTTGCATGTAAAGGCTAACTTCGAATAGGTTAATTGGCTCTTGGTATTTTACTCCTTCTTGGATAGTAATATATTCCATTGTTGAACCAGCATAAACCATTTTGATGATCAACTCACCAGCAATCTGGTTGTTGAAATCACTAAGGGCAGATACGTTTAATGACATAATTTTAGTTATTTAGTTGTTTTGGGTTTTTATTATTTTTTGTTTTTCAATAATTCAGCCATCACTTTCATTTGTTTTGAATTAAGTGAATCAGCTGAAAATTTTTCAGTTTTGATTGCGTTAGCACTCATAGTGGTTTTCTCTGTAGCAGGTAAAGCAGCCATTTCTTCAAACTTAGCTTTCATCTTGCCCATTTCCTCTTTAATACCAGTAATAGCAGAAGCGATTTTTTCGTCGATTGAAGCCATCATTCTAGCTTCAACTTCAGCAACTGTTTCTACTTTAGCTTCAGGGTTAGGATCAGTTACAGTAGTAGCGTTTTGAGGTGAAGTTCCTTCAACTTGTGAAATTGCTGGATCAGCACCGAATTCAGCTGCAACTGCTGCTTCTTCTTCTGCTTCAACAGCACCAATACCTTCTTCAGCCATCTCTTCTTCTTTAGTACCATCTGCTTTCTCGATTTCCGTTACAGTTGAACCTTCAGTTTTAATCATAGTACCATCTTCTAATTTGTGGTATCCATCTGGAGCAAGAGTTTCTTGGCCTTCTGCTGTTACTACTTTAACTTCATCTCCTACTTTCAAAGTTTCACCTGGGAAAACGATTTTGAACGCTTTGTTCTCATCGTAAATTTCTCCAAATTTCTCTTCTTTGTATTCAACCAAGTTAAAATGAGCTTTAACCAACTCTTTTAGTTGTTCTTTGTTCATATTAGTTTTGTTAAAAAATTGTTTTGTTGATACATATTGTTGTTCATCCTCCTCTTTTGCCATTTGTTGATAACAAATAGCAGCCGCTTGTTTCAACGGATATTCGCCTCGGAGGTTAGCGATACATTTGTCTACAAATTCCTTTTTAGGCGTACCTTTTCGTCTTGTAGGGATTGGCATATTACTTATTTGTTAAGATGTTATTGATAAAGTAACCTTCAACACTAAAACCTTTTACTTTACCTGTTTTAACGTATTCATTCCAAACACGTCCATCTTTTACTCTATAGATACCAAACCATTGTCCTTCAACTGGTTTAAATCCATAAGATAATGATTTATCATGTTCTGGGTCTTTAACAATCCATGTTTCTACTAAATAGACATCATCTACTCGTCTTGCTCCATCATGTTCAATGTTAACAGAATCCAATAATTTGTCTTCCATCATTTTATAAGCAATTTTTTCAATAGTTTCTTTAGTAAAGTATACTTTATATTCCTCACCTGTTTCTTCATCAATGCGAGGAATAAGTTTTGAGGGAGTCATAAGTGGTCCCATTAACATTTGCTTTTCTTTTAAAGCAGCAAATAAATCTTTTTTACGACCACCAGTAGATGCTTCATTAATGTAATTAGGTAAACCAGCAACATTAATATCAAATGCTGATTCAGGAACACAATTAGGGACTTTACGTCCATTTTTCATTTTTAAACCAATTGCTTTGTATCCTGCTTGACAAGCATCATCTAATGAAGCTAATGTCTCTAATTCAATCATTTTCTCAGCAATAAATGCTTCAGCATTAAACTTATGTCCAATACCTACTATTTTATTTATTACATCAGCATTATCATCATAGTGACGATCAATGTTTAATGTTTGAATATAATTAACTTTTTGTGGATTTGTTTTAGATGCATAAACATTTTGATCAGGAATACCTAATTCGTTTGCTACATCTAACATTGATTCTTTATTTTCACGAGCTGAAATAATGTATACGTGATTGCCTTTAGCAATTTCTTCACGTGCTAATGCTCTACCAGCTGCTGTGGTTAATACACCATCGTAATCAAATGACACGTTTTCATATAGGGAAAAATCTGCTTCATTTTCTAGCATCCCTTCATTATTGTAAACGGCAAATTTGAACTCCATTCCTGCTTGACGTAATTTCTTTTCAGCCCAAGGTAATGCAGCTTCTCCACCCCATAATAAGTACGAAATATAACCACAAGCATTATAATCTTTTCTACGTGTAGCTAATTCAAAATTACCCTTTTGTCTGATTAAGAACGAGCGCATACGCTGGATAGTATCTAATGATAAATTCTCACCATTTACTAATTGCTGTGCTCGTACTTTACCAACTTGGGTAGCACATTTCATATCATTTTTTTCATTCAATTCTTTTAATTCTACTATTTTCATTAGAGTTTTCTTCTTTGATTGATTTTAGCATTCGCTTCTTGAGCGTTAGTTACATCACCTGCTAATACATATGTTTTAATAACTGGCATATTACCTTCTTGATATCCTCCCATTTGTGGAGCTCCTGATTGGTTGCCAAATAAACCGTTTTGGTTACCTTGTGATGGACTTGTTAATAAACCACCTGGTATAGTTCCTGAAGCAGCAGCTCCTCCTCCTCCAAATGAAGGCGCAGGTGGTGCTCCACCACCTCCAATTTGTACTTTATTTACGTTGGAAATAGCTTTAGCAGCACCCGCAGCAATAACACCTGCTAATATACCACCAACAATTTGACCTGCTGGAGGTGGAATTAATGCTGTTGCTTGTGCAAATGCCTGAAATGCACTAGTAGCTGCTGATATTAAGATTTTAGATATTTCAACTGCTTTTTGTGCTTTAGTACCTTCTTCAGCTAGAGCATCTATACCGTTTACTAATGTATTTGCTAATGCAAAGGATGCTTGTACTGCTGCTTGATTTATTCCTTGTTTCTGATCAGCTGCTTCTTGATCGTTTGCAACAATCTTAGCATTTGCATCTGCATTAATTGCTACTACATTATCGGCTGCTTGTTGAGCTACTGCTGTTGTTTGGGTAGCAAATTGAGCTTTAATCTCATTGATTTTAGCTTCATTACCCTTATATAATTCTAGTTCAGCATCTAATTGAGCTTGTAAAGCTGCTAATCTATCTGCTTTTGTTTTTTCATTTGTAACTAATGCTTTAGCACGTTCTTCTTCAATTAATTGTGCTTGGAGTTGACGTAATCTTTCTACACCAGCTAATGTGGTTGTTTCCACAGCTGATATTTGGTCTTGTAGCGCACTTAAAACGTTAGTAGCGGCTTCCTCACCCAATTGCGACGACAGTGCTAAAAATGCTTCATCACGCGCTTTAAGCGCTTCAGCACGTTGATCAGCTAATGCTGTTAAATCTTCATTAGTTTTAATTTCTGCATCAACACGTTCATTAGCTAACCTTTGTAATTCTGCGTTTAATGCTGTTTGGTCTTGTTCTTCTTTTTTAGTAGCATTAAATATATCTTGTGCAAATTTTTCCTTTAAAGTAATTGCTTTTTTAACATACTCTTCTTCAATAGCAATACGTTCTTCAAATGTAGTTGCTGCTGATAATGCAGCTGTTTTTTCGGCATCATTAGTTGCTAATGCTAAATCTAAAGTTGATTTTAGTTCTTTACGTTGATCAGCTAAAGCATCTGTTTTATCCTTAGTTACTTTAACGTCTTTTTCTTTGGTTGGAATAGAAGCACCGATAGTTTTATCAGTTTCTCTATTAATTTCATTGATTTTTTTAGCATCAGCTTCAATTTTAGCATCAATAGCATTTTTCTGTCTAAGTAATTCATTTTCAGTTTCTCTAGCACTATTTAATCTATTGATAGCAATTACTTCTTCTTGACCTCTTGAGGTAACTAAACCTGAAGTAACACCTCCACCACCAATTACAGGACCAGCATTTTCAGCTTCTCTTGCTGCTTGTTCAGCTTTAAGTCTTGCTTTTTTAGCTGCAATTAATTTATCTTCTAATTCTAACTGCTTAACAGTGTTTTCTTCAATTCGACCCTGTAATGCTCTAGCTTTAGCTTGTTTAATAAGGGCGTCTGTTAATTCATCTGTTGCAATTCTAACTTTACCAGTTAATATATCTTCGTCTTTTAGATCTTTAAAGTATGCTGGAAATTTAGATTTTAAATCATCTAAAGCTGCTTGACGAGTATTAAGTGATAATGTTGTATCGTTAATTGTATCGTTTAGTAATTCAACTTCAGCTATTTCTGATGAAACATCTTCACGAACTGCTTTATTAAATTTCTCTTGTTCAGCAGCTGCACCACCTAATGCTTCAGTTAATTTATCAAAGTTAGCAACTAATAAACCTACTGCAACAACAAATGCTCCAATACCTGTTGATATTAATGCTGCTTTGAATGTTTGAGCACCTGTAGCACCTGTAACAAATCCAGCTTTAATTGTATCACCAACTGCTGTAAATGTAGGACCAAATAATTTACCTGCTGCTACTAATGAGTTAGATACATCTCTTAATCCACTAACAACACCAATAACACCTAATAATTTCTTTTCGGCGTTTTCTATTTTTTCACTATTAGCACCAAATGCAATAAATGCAGATGATACTGCACCCACAGCACCAACTAAACCATTAAAGGTATCTACTAATGCTGCTGCTTTTTGTTCTTTATCTAGACCCTCTAAGGACGCATCAAAATCTTTTAATTCGTTTCGTACTCCTTTTAATTGGGATGACAATCGTTTGAATTCTTCCGAACCAAACGTTGCATTACTTAATTTATCTTCTAGGTCAGTAGATGCCTTCTTTAAGTCGTTTAACGACGTAAGGGCTTTTTTACTGCCTATTTCTACTTCTACTACTACAGCCATGTGACTAAATATTGTTTATTGTAATTTCTAATTTTAATTTATAATATGGCTTCATAATTGTTTTTTGTAAATGAACTCCACATATCAAGTTCTAAATTAGAAGGTATATAATTTAACACTATAATATCAAACACTTGAAATAATTGGAATAAAGAACCATTCCAACCACCAATTCTTAATTGCTGTGTAGGTCCTAATCTTCCAGAAGCACCGGCTCTTGAACCTGATACTTTTCCATTTATTCCTAAATCTTGATAATAAGAATATGTTCCTGTAGTACTACTATATGATAACGTTGTTAGGTTAGCAGCTGGGATACCTTGAGCAAACCAAACACCAGGTGTAATATCTTCATCTCTTTTTAAAACATAATTAGTATTACCAATGGGAGATTGAGCTGATGTTCCAAGATAAGAATCCCAATCACCTGTCATACCAAACCAACTTCTATATACAAATGGGTTTGATGAACCTCTAGTTGTTCTTCCTGCTAATACTATAGTAACATCTGAACTAGTAGTAAAAATATTGTTCATATCAGCAGAAACATAATAACCACCAGCTAGGTTTAAAGCGTTATGTTTTGAACCTGTAGTTCCACCTGTTGGAACATAATTATAATTATAATCACTTCCAGATACTCCTGATCCAGTTAAAGTAAAACTACTAGTAGTATTACTATAGTAAGAAGTCCAACTAAAAGGACTAGCACTTGCACTAACTATATTTTGGTCTCCCCTAAACCAAGCAACCATTTTACTAGAGCTAAAAGGCATGTACGGATAAACTAATTGATCTCCCATATAAATTTGACTTACATTACTTAACATTGAAGCAGATGTGATTAAACCATCCGTGCGATAAATACCCGCAGCATTATTGATAATTGGTTTGTTGAATATAAATCCCATTAGTTAATTACTATATATAAAGTTCCTGAAACTGGTGTTAATGCTGTAAATTGAGCTGGTGTTAATGTTACTATTTGTTCTACTTTAGGAGTTGAAGTATAAACATCAGTATTATTTTTAACTACATCTGCTACATAAGATGCTGTTGCCGCTATTGATGCTGTTAAAGCAGTTGTGGCAAATGATGAGGATAAAGCGTTTGTAGCATATGAAGCACTTAAAGCATTAGTTGCATAAGAACTACTCAAGGCATTAGATGCGTATGAAGCTGTTCCTAATAAACTACCTGTAAATCCTAATGTTGCTGTTACTGAACCTGTTACTGATAATGAACCTGTAATTCTTGCTGATCCTGTATAGGGAAAAACATTAGCATTAGCAGCATATGAAGCAGTTACTGCATAACTTGAAGATAGTGCATTGGTTGCATATGATGCGCTTATAGATTGTGTTACATTGTTTACTGTGAGAGCAAACGTTGAACCATCACCTTTGGTGTAAGTTGTAGTTGCATCAACTATAGACGCTGTTTTAAGTAATGAACCTGTATCTTGTGGAGTTACATTTAAAGCATAAGATGCTGTAATAGCCCAAGATGAAGTAGTGTTTAATACGTT